TTGCTGTGATTTCCAAACTTGTAACAATGCCAGTTGATCCGGCTTTTTTAACTACCTCTGAAAAGTCTGAAACCTGACCACCAAAAATCGGGACATATGTAGCAGTTGAATCTTGAACCTTAACTGTCAAAGCAGAATTGATGAATATTGGTAAAGATTGATTCTCTAACTGCACAATCTCTAATCGAGCATAACCCGCTTGTGGTTGAGAGTAGAAATCTGTGCGTCCAGATGTAATGGACATATTGGCAAGAGTAATATCCTGGTATTCAATACCATCGATAATTATTTTCCAAACTGGATTCCAAAGAGTCATCACGCCACCGCGAAGTTACTAGAACCGCCTGTGCCGCGATAGGTCGATTCATTCAAAGCCTCAACAACTGAGCGAGTAAAGCCCTCTTTATCAATAGCACTAGGAGCATTTACATTTACGACAACCTGTGCCATGGATGCAGCTTCTCCCATACGAAATGATCCAGCACCAAATGGGCCTGTTAAAGCCGTTCCCATTGCAGCACTTGCTGATGCTGCGCTCTTGGCAGCTGATGAAGTGCCACCGCCACCGCTAGAGGTACCGCCTGAACTACCGCCTGAGATAGATGGAACGTTTACTGTAGGAATCTTTGGAACGCTTACATTGGTGCTTGGTGCTGAAACTTGTGGCACAGCAATAGAAGGCTTTGGAATTGTTGGAATGTTCGGCAATACTGGGATGGCGTTGTAAGCCTTAATGATGGCGTTGATGCCGTCAATGGCACCGCCTACGATCTTATCGATGACTCCAGCGATGTCTGCGATGATATTGATAATTCCACCTGCAATAGAGCCAACAACCTTTAATGCACCGCCAAATACGGTAGCCAAAACTGGTGCAACATAATCAGCGATGATTTTGCCAAATGCAATAAAGGATGCTTTGTTATCGCTTATTGCGTCTGAGATTGAATTAAAGGCTGATTTGACTCCATTAAATATTGGGATGAATACCTTGGAGATTACATTGGCAACGTATTCAAATGATGCGCCTAAACCTTCTCCACCGACTGAACCTGATAACTTGTCAAATATTGGCAATACTGTATCTGTGACAAAACCGAGTAATTTCTCTAAAATTGGCAATAAGGCATAACCAATAGTTTCTTTGGCTTCATCAAAGGCAACCTGAACGCGAGCAATTCGCCCTGCGTAAGTGTCAGCGTTAGCAGCTGCTGCTCCGCCAAAGGTATCTGTAAGCCGCTTGGTAACTTCCTCAAAAGACATGGATTTAAGCTCTGCTGAGGATAGACCTATACCCAACTTGCCAAGTGCTGCTGTATTGCCGTCATACGCCTTGCCAAGGGCATTTGCGACCCCTTCTAGGGGCTTGCCTGTGGCAGTTGAAACATCCAAAGCAATGGATAGTAAATCCTGAGCCTTACCCACATCATTAGTGCTTAGTGCCAAACGCTGTAAGGCTGGACGGAGTTTGTCATCTGAAACGCCTGTGGCGCGTGCCATCTTATCAATCGATGTCTCGGTTGCTGCAATCTGTTCTTTTGTAGCGCCTGTGGCTTTTGCCAAAGCATTAGCCAACTGGATCTGGGCTTGCTCATCTGCAATGGCAGCCTTGACTCCATCAACGCCAATCTTGATTGCGTAGGCTCCGGCAGCAGCTGCAGCAGCAGCAAATGCCAATCCCGCTTTCTTGCCAAAATCAGTTAGTTTATTAGATGAATCTTCAACGTCATTATTGGCAGCTTTTAACTTTTTATTAAGATCATCAACGTCAGCAAGGATCGAGAGTTTAAGGGTTCTACTGCCAGCCATTAGTCATACTCCTTTAAAATCCTGCTAAATGCTTCCTCCCATTGCTGAACCAACTGAGGTTGGATCTGACGCAATGTTGGATAAATAAAATAACCTTCATTGCCTCTCCTGCCATATCTCGGAGATCGAGCAGGAAATTGCTTGTAACCTTCATAAGTTCCAGAGATACGAGTTCTTGTTTTTATCTTAGAACCAAACTCGGCACCTGCTAAAAGACCATCGCCACCGGCAGTACCAACATTCCATTGAGTCGTTGCACCACCACTAAAACGCTGAGAAGCAAAACCAAATGACAACTCACCAATTTTAGATGACTTTGAAATTCTTAATCCATCTGCAATTCGTTTTGCCACCAACGCATTGGGAGCGGAACTAGCAGCTGCGCGGATTCTGTCTCCTGCAAATTGTGCAAGGTTTCCAGATTCTCGTTTTGCTGCATTTATTGCTTCATCCGACATTCCTTTAAAGGCTTTAGTGATTGCTTTTAAATCTTTTTTGTCATACGCGATAAAATTTCTTTCTCCAAGGAGTTCATTATCAGCCATGTGATCGCTCCTTCAAAATATCTATCGCGGTTAAAACATCTTCTGCACTTTCCCAGTACTGCATTGGAATACCCGTCTCAATAGCAAGACGGATAAGAATCCAGTTTACGCTTCCTGGTTGATGGCTTTTGGGCTATCGTCTCCGACTGTTACGCCAGCAACGGTTTCAGACCAAATCTCGTAAGATTTAACAGGCTTTCCAGCGTTCTCTCGCTTATAAGCGTTATAAGCCAAAAACATAAGATCCCAAATGCCAATCTTTTCATTAGCCTGAGAAATCGTGTTGCCAGTTGCCTTCTCCCACTTTGCCCACTCTGGCGGTTGTGCAACATAAGTTGCTGAGTCGCCTGAGTTATATTCGATTGTGATTGGTAGTTTCATCTTTGCTCCCGTTTGTTAGATTTTAGCTGAATGTATCTGCTGGTGTTCCTACTACTGTCAGAGCCCAAGTATCAGTCTGTGCACCTGGTGCTGCGCCTCCGATTGTTGGGAATACTGGCAAAACATTGCAAGTGAATACTGCGCCAGTAACAGCTGTAAGAGATACTGCAAGTGTTGTGTTTGGTGCTGAATCAGCTGCGCTCCACATTGCTTCAAATAGTGATGAAACAGCACCCCAGTCAGCAAGTAACTCAACATTGAGAGTCCATTGATCGTCTGTGTGCTTGTATGCCTTGCCATCGAGTGTCTGATAGACATCGATTGTTGGGCTGTTTACGAGTGTGACGCTAGTTGTCTGAGCATCGTACGCTGTAGTAGCGATGGTTAGAGTTAGGTCGCGACCCGTGATAACTGTTGTTGCCATTGGGTTTTCTCCTTATGCCGTCTGCGTATACCAGGTGGATACGCGTATGTCCGCGACTAGCAAGTTACTAGCGCCTACTTGTGTAACTGTTGGTCGATCAACTACCTGGACATCATATCCAGCCGGTATAACCGCCACAACGCTTGTGATTAGTTGTTCTATGTTATCAAGGCTTGCAGGGTTGCTGTTATAGGCAACGCAACAAGTAATTGTATAGTTTAGTTTGCATCGAAAGGTACTCTTGCCAATAGTCTCAAACTCCATATATGGAGAATCGGGTACGACTACAACAGCAGGAGCCGGAATCTGCTCAGGGACGTAACTAAATACGTTTGCAGCAACGCCCGATAGTGCGGTAGCAAGAGGAGTACGAACCGCTGAGAGAATTGTGCTTGGCATTATTGTGCCATCGTTTCAACATCGATGTATGGCCCTAGGAGGCCAACGACGCGGTTAAACAAGCTGCGTCCCATGCGGTATGGACTTGGAGCAAAATCTACGCCTTCAATCTGACCACCAGGAGCGGTACGAGATTGGAATACTTCTACTGAAACTACAATGATGGCGGATTCAACCGCTGCAACTCCAACATAAGTTGAAGCGCCTGTAAGTGTTGCGGATCCGCTAGGGATGACATTTCGTTCGATAACATCGGCATTAGTGATGTCTGCTGTAAATGAGTATGCATCGACATCAGCATTGATTGTTCGAGTGCCGTTAAATGGTGATCCGCATCCGGCGATGACAACTGATTGTCCTTCGGTGAACTCATGGATACCTACTGTGTTAAAGGTTGCGACATTGTTAGTCAGCGAAACCGATTGAATTGGTGCTGCAAAAGTTGTAAGTAAAGGCAAGATAACTGCCTCAGATGTATCGATGATGTCATCGAGATAAGCATCGTTGTAAAGAGCAGACGAAACACCAAGGACCGTTCTCAACTGTGCAGCTGTGATAATACTTGGCATTTCGTCCTCTCTAAACGACTGCCGGGGAGATCGGGAGCAACCCCCCCGGCATGATTAAGTTTGTGGTTCTATTAAACCGCTTGGTTTAGTGTGAACGCACCGCCAGCAGTCAAAGTAACTGCTGATCCGTAGCCGTAGTAACCAACTTCAACCTGACCTGTACCAACGATGTTAGTACGGAGTTGTAGTGGACCGGCACCTTCGTACCATGTAAACGCCTCACGGTTTACCATGATGATTGAATCATCGCTAGTACCTGAGATGTATGGATCAACGAATACTGGCAGACCCATTACTGAACCTACTGCGTTTCCTGGCTCTACTACGCCAAGACCGTTTGTTGATGTTCCAGCAACCTGGAATAGTGGACGCTTTGAAGAATCTGTCAAAGCGATCAAAGCAGCCCATTGATCAGGAGTTACAATGATTCCTGTTGGGAAACGCTTTGTTGCGTTGTAGATAGATGCTGCACCGCGTGAGATGAAGCCAGCGAACTCGTCGCCGTCGAATGGAAGTGTGATAACTGTTGAATCAAGTGTTCCAGCCTGTAGTGCTGTAACCATTGCAGTATCTGTTGCCTTTGCGTATGCGTTAGCCATTAGGCGAACCAATTCATCAAAGAATGCTGGTGAAGTACGATCCAAAACTTCAACATCGAACTTCTGCATTCCTGCATACTTAGCAACTGAGCAAGAGACGTATTCGATCTCTGTCTGAGTATCTGAGAAAGCGCCTTTTTCAGCAGCAGCAGCTACTGTTGGAGCAGTCTTAACGCGAGGGATTTCAAAAGTCATTCCAGCAGCAGGAAGAACAGCAGTACGAACTGCTGAAATTGCAGGACGAATGTTTGTTGTCTTTGGATCCCAAATTGATGTCAACTGAGGTGTTGGAACAAGTCCAGCAACTTCTGTTGTTGTTGTATCTGATGCAGCAGCAACATATAACTTAGATGTCTCATCGCCCATTGCTGCGCGAACTGAGTGTTCTAGGTATGAACCTGCTGAAACGATAGGTGTACGAACGCGCTGTGAGTTAAGCGGATGTGATGTAGCCTTAACTTCAGCCTTAGCAGCTTCAACCGTCTCGGTTGATACTGCCTCTGAAACGGTTTCTGACACTAGGTCGTCTCCTTCTGTCTTGGGTTCCTCAATCTGAGGTTCCGGGGTTGTTTCGGTTGCAGCGGTGCCAGGTGTTTCAGCAGCTGCTACCTTTTCCACTTCCGCACCTGGGATTGCTCCATCAGTTACGAGTGAAACTTCAATTAAGTTAGATGCAGAGATAGCCATAACGCCATCCTTGTTTTCCCATGCATCTACTTCAACGCCAACGCTGAAATCGCTACGCAATCCAGTCGCTGCCTCCTCCAAGGCATCATTCCCCGCGTTTGTCTTAGCAATACGAAACGAGGCTGTGATGCCTGTATCGTCTTGAGACCATTCAACGAGTTTTCCGAGAGGTTTGGTTTTGTTATGTTCTAAAACTAATTTGGTGTTCTTGCCAAAGTTAATTGAGTTAGGCAAAAACTTTGTGCGACCTGCTGAAGTGTTACCTTCTGCGTCCCATTGCACAATACGACCTGCAATGATGCGTGATTCAGCATCTGATGCAGTAATTGATACCGGCATTGTTATTTTCATGTGTCGATTAGATCCTCTTCTTCGCGAATCTCTTGAACGCTCATTGCGCCAATGCGATTCAGGATTTCATAAACCTGAGCGCGCTCCAAAGGATTGCCGCGCAGGTATTCGTCTAGCGAGTAACGGATTTCATTGCCTTGACCGACAAAATCCGGCATTGACAACCTCTGTTCGATTGCCAAAAGTAGGTTACGACCACCAAAGTCAATTAGTGATCTGCGTTCTGCTGTTGCGTTTGAATAAGTCATCGATGTTGTTTCGGCTGATGCAAAGAAAGCCGGCAATCCAATAGCGCGACATAATTCAAGCGCTACATATTGACGCGCTTCATTTAGTTGCAGTTTATTTGGATCAATTCCCATTGCCTGCAATTCAACATCGGCATTTAAGAATGCAGTTGATCGAGTTGTGCGGGCAACGCGCCAGGCTTCAAGCAATTTGCCAATACGCTCGCTAGTAAGATTTGTTCCGTTTGACTTTAGAACCATCATTGGTACAGGTTCTTTAGCAAATGCTTCTGATGCGTTTTCTAACGCGATCGCAGCTCTAATCGTACGACCTGCGCGAGATAAAAAGCCTTCATCCAAACCATTAAATACAACAAGAGATCCAACGCCCATTGCTGGCACGTCTAATCCGTCAACCGTGTATCCGATAATTTCAGTTTGATTTGCGTTTGTTTTGTAAGTAACGCGACCAGGTGCAACGCGTGTCCATTCTTGAATGCGTCCATCTGCATACATTGACATTACTTGTCCATACGCCACGCCGAAGAATAAAAGATCCTCAGCAATGAAAGCATAAATAGCAGAACCGGGTACTCTCGAATCAGGTTGATTAATC